TAGGCATAGTTGTTTTCCATTACTGAACTTGCTACTATTTATAAACGAAAAAAGGCTGCTTTTCAGCAGCCAAGTTTCGAGGGAAACTGCTTTACTCAACGCCGCTGTTCAATGACGTGATTGTCTGGGAGAGTTTAGGCCCGGTCCCCTCATCTCCACGACGCTGAGTAAAATAGTCTCCTTATGTGTTTTCAAAGTTATCTGCTAATACGTCAAAGCAAGCGTCAATGTATTCTGAGTTATAGAACATACGAAGACCTTGATACATGTCAGACTCAACAAAGTTCCAGAAGTCAGTTGTACCAACACCAGGACGCGTATTGAATTCGTCTTGAACTGCTGCGTTGAAGCATTCGATTACGTCGTTCTTGATCATTGAGCCATTTGGTAGTAACATTGGTATCTCCTTTATCTGATATATCTAGAATACCATATAAAAAAGCAAATGTAAAGGAAAAAGTTTTGTTTAAAAACAATAGCTTACGCTTTTTTTTCTTAAGTGATTGAAAACAAACGAAACTTTTTTATAAAAAAAGGAGGGCCGAAGCCCTCCAAGTTTAAGATCTCTTATAGTTATATCAGGCTTACGCCATGATGTTGTCTACACGGAAGATACGGTAGTACTGGTTAGACTTAGCTGTACCCAAACCGTTGTTGCTGATCGCACCAGGTGTGAATGGGTTGCCTGCCATGCCGTAACGAGTTTTGAACCCGATTTTTGGCTGGAAGTCAGTTTCACCAACCGCACGTACCATTGTTAGTGGAACGTATGGGCAGTAGAAGATACCTGCGTCATATGGGTTTGTGCCTTTGTAACCTACAGTTACATAGTCAGTTGTCGCATATGGGTCGATATAGACTTTTGTTTTACCGTTAAGAACACCAGCAAATGTGTTGCCTGTGTCGTCAACGTTCAAGTTAGTTGAAAGCGCTGGAGCATAGTCCAAAGCACCTGCAGCTGCAAGAGCAGAAGCAACGTCAGAAGAACAGATAACGAAGTTACCTTTACCGCGACGTGTTTCTTTTGCGATTACGTTTGCATCACGTTCGATTTGTACGTGTAGGCCTTTGAACTTTTCAACTGACCAACGACCGTCAGCATCTGTTGACATGTCAAAGATACCGTTGATTGCTGTAGAAGCTTGAGAAGCACCAGTTTTAGCTTGGCTGTTGATTGTACGGATTACTTCACGGTTGATTTCCGCTAGAATCTCTGTTGACAGAATGTTTGCCAATTCTGTCTCAGCATCAAGACCGTGAATCGCTTTCAAGTCTTGTGCTAGTTCTAGAGAATATTCCGCTTTCAACGCACGTGATTTCGCAGTCACGGTTTGCTTCTCGATGGTGAAGCCCATGTTGCGGAATGCGCCAGAAAGTTCTGCATTCTCTGTTGTCATACCGTCGCCAAATGTTGGACCAGTACGATCGTTGTTGATCGATGAGTCGCCATTTGAGTCGGTCAATCCACCTAGACCTGATGGGTCTGCAGATTGTGTATCAGAAGAGTCACCAGCATATGTAGTGTCTGCTTCGTTGAATAGAGCTTCAGTTGCACCAGTTGTACCTGTGCCGTAACGTGCTTTCATCGCGAAGATCAAGCCTGTTGGGCCAGTCATCGGCTGAACGCCTGCAACGTCGTATGCGATCATGTTAGGTGCTGCGCGACGTACCAATGAGATCAATACTGGATCCCAGTTAGATACAGAAGCGTTAGTTACAGAAGTAGCAGGACCAGCTTCTGACAAGAAGTTCATCTGTGCGCGCTCTTCACGAAGAGCTTTTTCTGTGTTTTCTAGAAGAACAGCGGTAACTGCTTTACGGTGGGAGTCAGCGATAGAACCAGCAGATTCTTCTGCTAGAACTGGGTTCCACTTTTCCACCAAACGATCATAAGTTTCCATTATAGGGACTCCTTACTTGGATGATTTTCTAATTGCGTTAAGGTACTGAGACATTACGTCGCTAACTTCTTCAGAAGGTGTTTCTTCTTCAGTGTCTTCAACGATTGCTGACTCAGCAGTTTTCTTTGCGAAATATGCTTCTTTGATTGTGGCAACTTTTTGTGCAAATGTTGCTTCATCTTCGAAGTCTACGTCTTCCGCAAGAGTTTTTAGTTTTTCGACTTGTGTTTCTGCTAGATCACGAGCTGCTTCACGAATGATAGCATCACGTTTTAGATCTTCTAGCTCTTCACTAAGTGCGATAGATTTTGCCATTGCATCGTTGTAGCTTTCTTCAAGCTCTTCGTTTGCAGCAGCTAGTTCGTCGACGAGGTCAACTTTGGACTCAGGTACTTCGACATAAGACTCTACGAACAGATCTTTCATCTTGCTCATAAATGTCTCAGCGATCTCAGTACGCAGACCAGCTTGTACAGCCACTCTGTTTTCTTCCATCCATGTCTCAACAACATAGTTGAGGTAGCTATCAACTTTCTCTACCATCTCTTCTTTTGTAGAAGCTAGCTCTGTTTCCAGTTCTTCCGCATATGCTTCTTCCAAACGATCGATTTCTTCGGAAAGTTTTGCTTTTACCGCAGCTTCAAAAATTACAGCTGTTTTGGCTTTAAACTCTTCTGAAAGAGTTGCCTCAGATTCAACCAATGCGTTTAGGTCGTCAGAGAAATCGACTTTATAGTCAAGATCTTGATCTTCAGCAAGAGTAGCTTCGACTTCGTCTAGGTCTACATCTTCACCCATCATTTTGCCATATGCACCAACAAGATCTTCTTTTTTCATTTTAGACATCTTGCCATACATTGCATTGATCATGCCAGCTTTTGTTTTTGGCATTGGTTCTGCGTTTGATTTGTCGCCTTTACGAGCTTTCGCCTTAGGGCCTTGGTCTTCCGCAGAATCTACAGAAGCGACAGATTGTGCCTCTGCATTTTTAGGATCGTGAGCTTCCACAACGTCGTTGTCATCGAGCTCAACATCCTGTCCTTGGATTTGATCAGTCATGTTTGACTCCTTATGTTCTACTTTTCAGCAACGAGAGGAAATTCTTAAACTCACGAGTTTGAACCTCATAGAGATCCGCACGTGGAGCCTTCTTAATTTCAGTCTCCATTCTTTCAATTTCTCGAGCTTCAATCACGCCGTTATTCCAGATCCACTCAACACCTTCCATGATTCCATTTACAAATGCAGTCGGTGCAGATGGGTCTTGTACGATATCAACCGTATTAAGAATAAAGTCGTCTTTGACGACCATTACGCCGTTTTTCTGCTCGAGGCTACCCATACCACGAGTTGAAACACCCAGTTGAACGCCACCGTCAAGCAGACCCTTAACGATCTGTCCATTCGGAGTATCCAAAATGCGTGCTTTACCCACAACATCATTGTTTTGCCAATCAAGCGCTTCAATGAGGTGGGATACTTTGTCCAAGTTTACTGTTGGTCCTTCGGGATGGTTTAGTTCTCCAACAGCACGCTTAGAATTAACTTGTTCTTTAACGTATTTATCAACAGCCTTCTCCATAATAGCTTTCGGATAGATCCGGCCATTACGGTTCTTTTGCTCTGCTTGCATGAACACGCCTTCAATAAAGTAGTTCTTACCACCGGACTCTTTTGCCTCGGTGATGACTTCAATATTGTGGTCGTTGTATTCAGCAATTAGTTTCATCGTTTTAACCTTTATATTGTTTTAGAAACTCTTTCGCCATCTTCTCAGCTTCAGCCTGATTGGTGTAAGAGTCTAATTTTTCATTATCAATATAAACAACGAATCTGCCCTTATCCTTATGGATCATGATACGATTCTTTCCAACCTTCATGTCTTTGACATGCTGGCCGGGAGGCATCTTACCACGAGCTTCTCTCAGCTGTTTAAACGTTTTCATTTTAAACCTTGTTTAACTATTATTTATACTATTTCAAATTTGTAACCAAAATTTATTCTTCTTCTGCAATTTCTTCAGAATCTTCAATTTCTTCTTCAGAATCATCTTCTGTTTCCAATTCATCATCAAAATCCATTTCTAACTGCTCTTCTTCTTCGCCGTTAAAAATCTGACCGGCCACCTTTACCTTTTCAGCTTCAAGTGCATCATTTACTTTTGATTGAAGTAGTTCATGAAACATGGGTTCTGCTTTGGCATATTCTTGGCCAGTGATATTGTCAATTAGATCTTCAATACTCATTGTTCATCTCCAGTTGGTTCTTCTTTTGGACCTTCATCATCCATCTGCTTGGTCAAGTTTTCAATGTCCTCGTCTGAGAACTGTAGGACGTTTTTCATTACCCATTCTTTTGAGTAATATTCACCTACGTATTGTTGCATCTGATCAAGCGTTTGAATTCTTTCTCTCAATATTTCTGCATCTCTGAGTTCAGTAAAGTGGTTGTCGCGGATATGCTCAACGATAATATCGTTCTTCCACTCATCCCAATCTTCTTCTGTAATGATACCCTTAAGAATCAGTTGCTTCTTTAAGATACCATAGAAAAGCATATTGAATCGAGAACGTAATCTATCTATAAACTTCTGGAACTTTAATTCGTCACGGTTAATCTCAGTGGATCTACCAAGTGAGAACTGTGATTCTTGTTCGAGTCTATTAATAGGTACGTTCAAAGATCTATATAAACGTTTCTGGAAGTAGATGATATCGTCGATCTGTCCTAGGTTCTCTCCGCCAGGAAGAGTCGAGATCTCGGTACCTCTACCACCTTCACGTCTTGGAAGCCAGAAATCTTCCAGCATAGACATACTTTTTCTATCATCACGGATAGCGCCAGTGTTTGCATCATATACAAGTTTATTACGGTACTTCGCCATGATGTTCTTCATATATTCTTCGGCTTTACCACGAGGCAAGTTACCGACGTCAATATAGAAGATTCTACGTTCAGGAGCTCGAGCTAGTCGATAAATGACAAGCGAGTCTTCCATCATACGTAACTGGTTAATAGGTTTTAGTGCCTTATGTAGGTGAGACACAACCTTACGACGTTCTTCGTCAAGCAAACCAGATGTAACGTAACTGACAGAGTCAGCACTCATCTTGATTCCTTGTTTAGTGGAACCGGGTTTATCTTGATAGATAAAGAACTCGTTTACGTTTTCAATAATAGAGGCACCAGTAACTGGGTCTCTTTTCTTCTTGACTTCTTTTACTTTACGAATCTTTGCGGCGTCAATCGGACGAATTTCTTGAATACCAAGCTTTGGATTCTTTTCGTCTACGACCAAGTGGTGATACATTCTACCATCTGTGTACCAACGCTTAAAGATGTCGTGCCCCATGTTGTTAAAATCAAGCATGGAGTATACATTATCAAACTCTTCTGTAATTTGCTTCTTGATATTATCTGGAGCTTCAACGTTATCAAGAACGAGGCTCACAGATTTTTCTGTATCAGAAGAAGTAATTGACTCGTTTACAATATCTTCTACAGCAGCATCAACTTCAGGGTGTGTTGCAACCTGGCGGTACTGTCGAATTAATTGAAAGTCGTCTTTGGATTTTTTGTCGTCATCACCAATATTTACGTAGGTGCCATAGTGAGCACCAGCAGCAGTAACATAACCTGCTCCATCCTCGTCTACCGGAGGTACGATTGATGGCAGCATATCCTTTCCGCTCGATGCTTTTGCACGGCGGATTTCAAATCCAAATAATTTAAGCCCGTTATTATCTGCCATTGTTATTCCTCTTAATAGTAAAGAAAGGGCAAGAAAGTCCTGCCCTTCCCTCTATTTATTCTACTTACGTAGTGGTATCTGATTCCCAGTACTGGACTTGGAACTCAACAGTAAATCTCTCGATCTCGTTTTCTGAAGCGTAGTTCAGATCGATTGGAGAGATAGCTGTTGGGAAACAACCACGGAAGTTATATGTCTTCAGAGTAGAACCGTCTTTGTCGATTTGTTCAACAATCAGGTCTGCTTCGTAGTCAACTGGATTGGTTAGACCAGTGTTTGCCTGATGACCGTTCATGCCGTTCATCCAGCGTTCCATTGCGTTACGAATTCTGAAGTCAGTATCGTTAATGATAGTCGGTGTCCATACGTCGAATGTACGATCACCGGCCATTTTTAGTTGTCTACCACGGAAAGGTACGATGATGGTACCGATAGTAGAACCTGGAAGCTGAGCAGCTTCGCAAAGAAATGAAGTAATTTCTACGTCACCGTTTGCGTAAGTAGGGAAATTGATAGTTGCTTTGAACAGATTAGCTCTAGCACCACCGCCTCTCAGCTTGGATTTGAAATCATCAACTCCTAGAATAGCCATTTGTTTTCTCCTCTGACGCTATTATACTGTGCCTGCTACTTCTTCAAAGTCCACGCCAGTTCTAACAGCTACAAAGTTTAGAGTGATGTAGTTGATTGAACGTGCTGGCTTGATGAAGATATTAGCAATAAATTCATTTCTGTCAATAACGGCTGCTGTATTGTTTGTTTCGTCACATACAACACGGAAGTCCGTAATACCTCTTCTACCCTGGATTTCTCTCAGGAAAGGCTCAACAATGTTCACAAATTCAGCACGTGTAAACTCGTCGTTAAATTCGAAGAGTGTGTTTCGAGCGGCAAGAGCAACTGCTCTCTCGATTGTTAGGAACAATCTACGAACGTTGATTCGATCGAACGCTGATGGACGTGCTAGTTTTGTTTTGTCGCCAAACAGGAGGACACCTTGTCCCGGAATGTTTGAGATTGGGTTAATACCCGCTTTGTATAGTGTATCACGCTGTGACTTGTTCGGTGAAGAAGCCAAAGATGTGATGCCAAGATACTGACCACGACGAGGACCAGCTGGTGAGAACCAAGGTGCCGCGTTGTTGTCTGTTGCCGCCATGATACCAGCTGTCGAAGACGCTGCTGGAATAAAGCGATATTTATCGTTGTACTTATCGTAAACTTTGAGGTAGTTGTTATCAGCTACAAGATAAGAAGATGCAGTAAATGTGTCTGCTGTTGTAACTGCGTTAGTTACTTGAGTAGCAGTAGATGCAACATTTACAATGTCTGTTCTTGCTGGTGAAGCAACCACAACTGCGTCTTTACGAGTTTGTTGTGCTGTTGTAACTAGATCGTTTACAACTGTTGTTTGATCAGCGCGTGCTGACATACCCGGTGCGATCAAGAAGTCTACTGTGATGGTGTCTTTATCTTCGAAAAGATCGAAACCAGTCAAGTATTCTGATGTTCCCAATGTACCTGAGTTAGCACCATTTGCTAGAGAAGAAGTTCTTACGTCTCTTGCTGATGTGCTATAGTCTGTACCTGAAACTGCGTCTGTACCTGCATCGGAATCAAATGTTCCGCTTGCACCAAATCCAGCCATCCAGATATATTCAGAACGATTATTGATTACATCTACTGCATAGTTAGATGTACCATCTTCGTTCTTCGCGTTTGAAGCTTTTGAAACGTATGGGAATGTTTCGAGTACTTCACCACGTGTACCTGTGAATAGACCGTCCTGGTCAATCACAACAACGTGCATTTCGTCGTTTGTTGCGCCTCTACCTGTTGCGAAGGTAGATGTACCTGGAGCAGCATCA